CGGTTGAATTGGTAGAACATTTCCAATAAGGAAATGTAGTTCTTGATATGTTATGTAGGGTATCGACATATTCACCGTCGTCGACAATTCCTCTTACACCCATCATTTCATAAGAAGTTCCAGTATCGTCTGTGGAGTTTGCTCTAACAACAACGTCATTATCAGCCACAGCTTCGTTTGCAGCGGCCGACAATGAAATCTCTGTTGCAGAATCCACTGTAGAAACTGTTAAATCTGTGGAACTCGTGGTAGGGACTCCTGAAGAAGGATCTACGATGTCAATTAACATTCCTTCCATAATCCAACGTGATCCTGGAGTATCTAATGTCAATGTAACTTCTGTTCCTGGATCTCCATTAATTAAAGCTCGTGCAGCAGTACCATCATTAAAGAATTGGTAATTCACTTCCTTTTTAAGGTCGTTCGTTACACCTTTAATTTCAGATTCTAATGCTCTCACGATAGCTCCCTTAGAGTCCTTAGAAGCCTCTATAGTAGGTCCACTTACCTGAATCCTGCCTCGGTTGTACTTAACAACACCATAAGGATTTGCATAAGCTTGCTGTCCTGCGGTCGGAAGACCTGTTTCAGTACCAGCACCAATACCAGAGTTTCTTGTAATATGAGTGACCATTTGCCACTGTTTACCAGAAACATCTCTCTCATTACGTTCTACTCTCGAGGAAAGGATTGTTGCATTATTAAGCTGACTCCTTACAACTGGTAAGTAGTCAATCTTTAGTGCTTCATCAAAATTCGATAAAGTTTGTGCCATTTATATTCACCTCTTTCAATAAACTATTTAATTGTGAGAGGGGAAATTAAAGTCGGCTTGCAGCGTTTCTGGATGCCTCAGACCATGTAGAAGGTGTCTTGCCCGTGCCAGGTTTCCTGGGGGCGTCGGTAGAAGTGCTTTCCGTAGAAGTTCCTCCCGCCTTACCTTTCATAGCCATCTTTATTTTTGAGTCTATCCAAGCATCCCAATTCATTTGTTGATACAAAACCTCGGGATCATAAATCTCGTTACCAGGTTTTTGCATCTCTCTTAGTATTACTGTCCTATCAAATTTTGGCAATCCACTGCCTCCAGGATATTTCTTCTCCAGCATAGTAACCCTAGTATCCCATTCCTTTTGGCTTTCCACCTTTTCGGCGTCAGCTGCGGAACGACCCATGGCTTCTTCTATTGCTGGTTGTACTATTTGAATAATAGTTTCCCGCACATCTGAGGGGACATTTTCTAAGAGTTTACTTTGAGATAGTGCTTCTTCAGCCGTTCTCTTATTCCTACTCTCATTCTCAGTCTTAACTCTCTCAAATTCAGAGAGTTTCTGAGATCTTCGTGTGAACTCGGAATTAAGCTTTAGATACTCATCCTTAAGCTGGTCTCCTGCTAACTTTCTACCGTCAGGTAGTTCGTATAGGTTAGACTCATCCTGCTCACTTTCTATTGTCTCCGACTGTTCTGCGGGTTGCTCCACTGTGGGAGTCTCGGTTTGAACTTGGTCTACTTCTTCATCCATAATTGACTGCTTTCGCTTGGTCGTAATTAATTATACATATTTCCTAACACTATTGTCAATAGAAGGTTTCTCTTATAGTCGTTATATTCTGTCTTTCTCTTACTGCTCTTTGGTATAGAGCATCCTCTTGCATCCACATAAGAAGTTCTCTAATATCTAAAAGTAAATCAATTTCGATTCTCTTGGCTTGGGCATCTCCAACTAAAGTGAAAGTCTTGTCCATTAATTTTTCGTATTCTATTCTAGGTTTCATTTCTTTTTTGGTTCCTTAGATACTTCGTCTACCATACTAGATAGTTTATTGCTAAGGTTGATGCAAAATTGAGCTGTCTGCAAATTCTGTTGCCTAGGCACATTCAATACTTGTAATAAGACGTCCAGTTCTTCTTTTGTTAGTTTCATATAACTCCTTTCTTTTTACATTCTACCGTGTAACTGAAGTTCCCCTTGGATATGCTCTGTGAATATCTGAACCACATCAGGAGAAGCTCCCATATACATATCGGTTTTAGTAAAGTCTATATGCCCTTGGGTATGCTCCATATCTGCTCCCTCAGTAGGAGGCAAATCCTGTCCGTTCATCATTTCGGCGTTCTCTTTGTCTGCCAATGCGGTCATCTTGGAAGGGCCTTGTGGGGCCTGTTGTCCACCTCCAGCGTGTCCTGCTATGGCTAAATCAACCTCATTCTGTTCCATTCTCTGTTCCCTTGCCTTGGCTGACAATTCTTCGATATTCGGAAATTCAAACTGCTTTAAGATTTCCTCGGCAGGTAAAATGCCCATCTCCCCAAGCCTCATCATAGTTTCTCTCTTTGCTTCTATGGTATGACCTAGCCATGAGCCTATTTTCACAATAACCTCGTTATCCTCAGTAATAATAGTAGCTCCTTCTGGTTTCTGCGTAGCCCCTTCTCCTATAAACTTCATGGAGTCCTGCCCTTCTTCTGGTTCGGAGAGTTTTGCTATCCTAGAAACTTGATACTTGGTAGCCACTAGCTTTAGTATCTTCTCTCCTATAACAGCTAAAAAGGACTCTAGGGATGTCGTTAATCCTGTCAAATTATTTGCGTCTGCCGCCTGTATTGCCTCTAAAGTCTTTCCTGACCTAGCCCCTGTTGGCATCCTACCCAAAGCGGCATCATGTGCCCCCAATATATCCTCAAGGTATGAGTTAAGCTCTGCTGTTACAGAGTCTAGTCCCGCTGGGAGAGGGTTCATCGTCATTTGTTCGAAGTTCCTGCCCTTATTGATTTCTAATATCTCACCCATCTCATTACTCATTACCCCCGCCCCGTGTCCCTTCTCTGCTATTACTCTGTAGACTAGAGCTTGGTTCGCATAGGCTATCTTTTGGGAAACAGCACGGTCTATCGCTTTATTCAAAGGAACAGCGTCAGTAACCCACGCTCTTTGGTAAATTTTCAAAGGATTCATCTGAATCTGGTAAATGTAAATCGGATAGTCGACCTCATCGAGGTCTTCCTCTCTCAAAATCTTATCTCCTGCGTAAGTAAAAAGCTTCAGTCTTCCGCCATTCTCGTTCTTCTCATCGTCCCAAAGCAGAAACTCTTTAACAGTAACTGTTGGGATGACTTTCTCATCGTCTGGGCCAATCTCCTTGCGGATTATCTTGGCTTTTAGCCTTGATACCGCCAATTCCTCATCGGGTTCAACCAATTTTCGGGTTTTCTCATCATACCTCTTATCTGCCTTCACTTCTGCGACAGCTCTTACTGGTGTTTTGGCAATAAACCTTCCAACATACTTCCCAGCATATAAGTGAGACCTTCTGTCTAGCCAAATATCGAACGGGTCGTGCAATCTTATTCTAACCTGACCAAGACCTCCCTCGGCTTCCTCATCCCAATCTATCTCTACCATACCAACGGACTTGGAGAGCCCTGTATCAACAACACCGCAAACCATTTGTTCAAGATGTAACCTTCTATAGAGGTAATCTAGGACTTTACCAACCCTCCTCGCATTTTGTACTGTTTCCTCGTCAACATCACCGGGGACAGTCTCCCACTTCGGCTGTTCTCTAATAACATAGTTGAGAATTGCTCTCTTAGTAGACCTAACCTTATTGATAACCATCCTAATTTCCCCTCTTTTCCTAGGGGGATTAGCGTCTAACGTGCCAGTAACAGTATTGTATTTCATATAGTGGTTTCCGTTCTCGAACATATCGTTCAAGTACCACTCTTTATCAAATCTACTCTCTCTGGCTTTCTTAGAATCGTTTAGAAGGGACTCACAATAAGAGATTTTATCCTCATCAGAGGCTTTACCCCACTCTTTTGCGTCTATATAAATCACTCGGTCTCCTTAGCGTTCACAATCCTATCGGCACTTACATCGTATGCATTCATATAGGGGTCTGGTTCCTCCTTTGGGCTATCCTCGGCCTCCTCAGTACTAGAAACGTAATCGCCCAAATCCTTACTCATAAGCTTAAGCTGTAGTCTCTCCCTTTCCGCCCTATTTTGCGAATCCATATAAATCACAAGAATAAACTGAAAAAGAATGACCGCTAAAAGTATTAGTTCCATATACCGAAATTATACCTTATTTATCGAAGACTGTTAATAGTAGTCTCCTAAAAAGGGGTCAAAGTAATCTGGGGTGATT